TGAAATGTATATCCAGTCACATAAGTTTTTGTGTCTGGAATAATGTCCATGTGATTTGCTGGAATGTGATACAGCGCAGACCCATCAAAGTAAATAAAAATATTCCCATCAAGTATATAGTCGATAATGAGGTTTCTTCGAAAGCTAGATATATCTTGAAATGGATTAGGTTCCTTGTTTAATAACAAGTCGACTTTTTTTCTACGAACATTTTCGCCTTGAGTTACAGGCTTTGCTCCTTTAATGGGCTCCCCTATGTAAAGAGGAATCTCCGCTGCATCATCTACTATCATATTGACTCCGCGATTTACAACTTCCAAATGTTCATAGTACGCAGTGTACTTCATTGGAAGCTCGCGTGAGCCAATCGGGCCTGCACCCTCTAGGCTTACTACGATCTCCTCCTGGGCGGGGTTTAGCTTTTCTACTTTATCCCCTCTATTCCAGAAGTCATACCAGGCCATATTTCTCTCTTTGTCTCTCTACCCACCTTTTCTGCTTTGCTGCAGTATGAAGTGGCGGGTTCCTCCCATAAACGGAGTGTAATTGTAAGTGATGATCGTGGCAGAGGGTGACTGTTTCATCGTACAGCTCTGCCCAGTGATCTTCTATAAATTCGTCTCGCCAGATAACAATGTACTCGTTCGTATAATGTTCTGGCCTTGCTTGTTTCTTTTCCTTAATCCACTTGTCATACATCATCGTTAATGTATAAAAGTGATGAAAGTCTAAACGGGCCTTGGTTCCGCATATTTGGCATTCTGGCCCTTTATTATATTTAGACTTAGCTTTATCGCGGATATACTTTATGGGATCACGCTTTAGCTGGGCCATGTAAACGTTTCCGTATTTCCATTTTTTAATTCTCCTGAGTTATATAAATGCTCAGAAAGATATTCCTTTAATTTAGTTTCTGCTTCTATAGCAGCTTGGCCGCTTTCTTGCTCTTCTCTCCAGTGTTTCATTTTCATCCCCAAGTGATAATAGGGTGTCCTGGACTTGGGCCAGGAACGAAGGTAGCTACTCCTTCTCACCCTTTTTATTTTATTATGTGCTCATTATATCTAGCCTTGAGCTGAAAGTCAAGAAAAATTTTTCTGAAGGTCTTAAAAGGTATAAGCAGTAGTCTTATAAGTGTATAAAGCGTACCTCAATGCATCTGCCATGTGACTCGCATCGTTGTGCACGGGCTTTTCCCGCATAAGATTGGGGTTTGGGTCCCATCTATACTGGTCAAGAGATTCTAGCACTTTGTGACATCCTTGATGAACAATAAGTCTGTTGTTGTCTACGAGGGACGCTACGTGTCCTATTCCGTCGAGTACAGACTTCTTTGCATTTATCGTAGTCAAGTCGTAATTTTGCGCCCAGTCGAATCTTGTTTGCTGCGCAGCAGCGTCTATGAATATGTAGTCAACTTGCCAGCGGTCTGCAATTTCCTTGATGTAACCCGCATGTTCCTCAGTTGTTCTCTCTGCTGCATAGTACTCTTCGAGTACATAGTATTTATCATCTGATTCGTTATATGCTATAACGACAAAGGCGGTGGGATCTTTGAAGCCTACGTCCACACCAGCTATAATATCACATCGACTAGGAATAAACTCTGATAAGTCTTCTACGCACTCGTCATAATCGAAGTTCCATACTTGCCCCTCAAATATATTGAAGTCTGCTTCGTACTCTTGCTTAAACTCAGCTTCGCTCATAGTACGACGCGCTTCATCAATATCTGATTCTGAAGCTCGCGGGTTATCCTGCCAAGTAGCTTTTATTGAAGCCCATTCAGGATAATCATTATTGAAGCCACGATTGAAGAACTTGCTAAACCAATTATTCCTACCACGAGGAGTAGAGATAAATAGAGCTTTGCTGCCGGGCTTATCGAGAGTCGGTCGAATAGCCACGTTGAAAGCAGTTTCGCCATCAGCAAGAGCAGCCTCATCAAAGAGGACAAAATCATAAGAACGACCTACTACTGAATCAATTTGATTCACCGAGCCAAGACGAATAGTAGAGCCGTTAGGCAATTCTATTACACGATCCTTAGCATTATCCTTCTGAACCTCTAAATCAAATTTCTTAATCAGATTTCTTTGTAAGTCGAAACTAATCTGCGAGAGATTATAGTTTGGAGATACAATAAGAACATGACAGCCGGGACAAAGAGCCACACACTGTGCAGCTATGTTCGCTATATAAGTCTTACCTTGCCGTCTAGCAAGTGCAGCTGTTACAAATCTATACTTCGGATTGTTTAGCGCATTAATTATCGCTATCTGCGACGGTATTGGCTGTATCCCAAGCAGCTCCAAGTAACCAGCTATCGGTACTTTCAGGAAGCTCCCGTTCGGAAGAATCCTGTCTGTCACTATGTCCTTTCTCGATATTTCCATTTAATGCTTTTTCCGCATCCTTTTTTGTAGCGTATTTTTGTGCTGAGCCGCTTATCTTCCAGGCATTGCCTTTTTGATAAATCATAATGAGACTCCCGTAACTAACGCGCCGAGCAACATAAGAATGAGTGAACCACTTACGGTTAACATCAGCTTATACAATGTGTCTACGCGGTCTTTGAGCTCCTTCTGAGCCTGTTTCGTGCTCTCCTGAAACTCTCTAAGTTCATTAAACACAGTCTTCCAGCGTTCTTCGACTACCGCTTCATGGGTATAGAAGTCTTGCCGTAATACTCTGTGTTCAATCCATAGATTATCTAGATCATCCTGTGCTGTCACCTAACAACTTCTCCATGAGCTTTCCGTAGTTACCATCACCATACACATTCACTTGTGTATTACTTTGCTTCGTGATGGCAGTAGAGGCAGTTGCTTTGCTGTGATCTTGAGAGATTTTATGTGCCAGTCCTATGATGTCTACTAAGTCCTTTGACGAGTATACTTCAGATTCGCGGGCTTCTTCTATCTTGTTCTCAATAATCTCGTCTAACAATTCTGCTAGTCTAAAACGATTACGGTAGCCTTGGTCTAAGTAGACCTGATTCATATACTCTTTTACATCTGACTTTTCAATAATAGCATACACAGTATCTGGAGACACCCCGAGCTGCTCAGCAGCTACAAGGGCGCTTCCAGTGGAAAGGTAGGCATTTGCCACCTCCAAATTTTCTGGTGCTATTTTTACGATATCCATTTTTGAATTTTACCCCAAGTTGACCAAAATGTCAAGAACTTTTTATGCTGGGTTCTCATAATTCCTGTCCAAACGCTGCTGAACTAAAAGTTCTCCTCCACTCGTACCAAGTGTTACGTCAACTTCTTCAATTTGATAAGCGAGGCTAAGAACTTTAATAGATGTGCTAATCGGTGCATCCGCTTGGTCATAAGTATAAGTAACTGTAAAGTTACCGGGGTTTTCGGTGTCGGCTGCAGTTGTCACGTTTGAGAGACCTTCTGGGGATAGTCCAATATTTTCTACACCTGCAAGCTCTGTCACGGGGGAAGCAAGGTCAATAAATCGTACTTCGGAGCCTGCAATTACATTCTTTACGGTAAACGCCGCTGAGGCGGTCACTACAGTAGAAGCTGAGGTTCCATTTCGGTAAGATGGAGCATCTCCAGAGGTTACAGAAATTGTGACGGCTCCCGCCGTATTATTATAAACAGCAGCATCTGTATTCGTTGCAGGAGAGCCAGTAGCTCCATAACCAGAGAAAGTATTTCCAAGAGAGATCTGGCTCGCAGTTCGAGGAGTCGTAAGTTCTATCGCATGACCGTCTGAAAACTCAAATAAGCTATACTTAATATCCGTCATATCAACGGTTTTTACGAAAGCCACGCCATCCGCCGTTGCGGCATTAATTACTGAGTTTCTAAGATATATGCTGCCATCTGTTGCGCTCGTAGACTGTACATAGGAAGAGGAGTTAATAATCGTAGTCGAAATGACTTCCGCATCTCCCGTTATTGTAAAAGTTTCTCCATGATTAAAAGTACAACCATAGGCATTAAAAGTTACATTTGCATCTGAAGCGTCAAGAAACCACCGAGTATTCTGAGTGGCATCAGATTGTATCAATACACCTTGAGCGCCTGTAGCATCGTCACCCGTACCTGTTTTGATTCCGAGAGTTACTGTAGTTGTACTTGTTGCCGCACCTACTATAGAAATACCATATCTTCCGTCGGCGAAAAATTCGGGTGTCTCCCAGAGAAGCGTTTGGTTCGTATCAGAAAATCCGTGAGTAAGAGACCCCGTAGTGTTTCCTATCTGAATAGGAACATTACAAACGTATGCGCCTCCGTCTGAGCTTCTAAAAGATCCCCAGAAGTTTGTTTGGGCTGTGGAAAGTATATCGGCAAAAGTCCAGTCTACAGAGCCAGTGTTTTGCTCTTCTACGATAATACCGGGCGTATTCGCTGGAAGTCTCCAGAATCCGTTCCACCAAGTATTATCGGCGGTACGAATCATCGTGGAGGTTTCTCCAGCATATCCTACGCATTGAATAGCTGAAGTTGCTGGAACGGTGCCGTTTGTCCAGCCATTTGTGATGGCATCGGCTCTTGCGGTTTCAATGTCTACAATGAACATTGTCCAGCCTCCGATGAAAGAGGAGGGCCAGGAATCATTTCCGCCTACATAGACTTCGAAGAAGTTTGCGGCTTCATTTGCACCACCACAGAAACGAATTCTAAAACCTCCTGCGGACTTTGAGAGAAGGTTACTTACAACACCGCAGTTAATGAGAAGATAGAATATATTGTTTGAGAAATTTTGAGGAGATCCGAAGTTATAAACAACCGCTCTTGTAGAGTTATTCATATTTTCGGCAATCGAACGATCGCCTTGATAGAATACTTCCGTATCAACTGCGGCTGAAGAAGTTGCTAGATAATCTCCTGTAGCGAGTGTGTTATCGTAGGCTTCTAGGGATGTTCTGTTATCAAGTATTGCCATTTTTTGCGAGTCTGTCGTAGAACGTGATAGCTGCGGCTACCCAGTTATAATACTGCCAGTCAGCGGACTGGGGAATGTAGACTTTGTCTCCGGGCGTGCTAGACGTAAGGTCGGAGTCATTTGGGCCGAAAACGTAGCAGGCTGTCTCTGGATGCGTATAGCTCACGAGGGAGGTTTCTCCGGGAAGACTACGGGCATTTGTGGGTGTGATATACGTGAGAGGCTCTGTGATTTCGTCGTAGCTTGTAATAAGTTGATACTTGCTATTGATCGAGGGATCATTGAGCCAGGAGTCTTCATGGTCGTGTAGACAGAGAATGTAGATTTTGTCTGGAACGACTATCTCGAAGAGATAAGACCACTGATTCTCTAGCATCTGCTGAGAGAATGTGGGTGAGTCTTTTTCGTGTGTAAGAGCTATTGATATCATTTTGCTATTATATCGTGGAAGGAGGTGAATGTCAACAAAAATTTTTTCCGAGGGTTTAGTTATATGTTTAATTCTCTTAAAAGTTATAACCCACAGTAAGCCCATAAGTCCTGGGCGCATTGAAGTTACCGTATGTACCCAACTTGTCATCCTTTTGCGGGTCTCTACGATAAACATATGCTTCATCAGTTAAGTTACGAACCCACAACTGAGCCCACCCATCGCCATATTCAAAAGACAAACTAGCATTCGCAATAATGTGCGCGTCATTCATGAGTGCATACTCTGAAAACGCATAAGCAGCATCAGTTTTGCTCACATCAAAATGAGCATTCATAACAAACTTGCTAAAGTATTTGCTATAGTCAGCACTTACGTTATATACATTCTTAGGAGTGAATACAATGAATACTTCTTGCAGTTCACCATTGAATGGGTTTACAGTATCAGGTACTTGCGTATCAGTGTAAGTATAAGCTGCTCTTACTTGCAGCTCGTCTGTAAGAGCTAATTGACTATCAACTTCAAATCCATTAATTTCTGTAACTCCGGGGGCGTTCAGAGTTTCAAGTGTGTTGCGAGTAGATTGTGTAATAGGATCAAAATTTACTTGACTAAAATCAACCTGTGAACCCGTTCTGTCCATTGTAAACAATGCAGTATTCACACGGACTCTATCACGTTCATACTTCGTACCTAATTCATACGATGTTACGTCTTCAGGCCCAAATTCTCTAAATGTTAATGAACGAGAAGATGCACCGCCTGAGCGATAACCTGTAGCATACTTGGCGTATATATTTAGGTCTTCTGTAGCATCCCAAGCGACAACAGCAAGAGGATTAAAACGAGATGTGTCTAGACTCATATCCCACTCAGCATCAAGACCTTTTACTTTATAGAGACGTCCTTCCTTCTGATCGTTTGTTTGACGTCCACCGAGAGTAAAATGCCAGTTAGACAAGTTCCATGTTGCTTGACCAAAAACACCTATTGAGGTTGAAGTAGCACGAGAGCCACGATCAATTTTCCAGTTTTCATATTCCCAAGTAGCAGGATCGTTAATTGTATAATCAGTCAAGTCGCTGTTCCATCTGTTTGTAGAAGGAGTAGCAGCTTCTTCCCAAGCATTCTCTTTGAAGTAGTAAACTCCTGCTACATAATCAATAGTATCAGTGGAACCTACAAGCTGAAACTCTTGTGATATCTGATTCTGGCCGAGCTTCGAAAGACTGTAACGGCTAAAAACGCCATCTGGTTTGGGCGCAGGAACTCTATGAGCTCCACCGCTATTATCCCATTGTTCAGAGGCAACCTCTCGATAGGAAGTGATAGATTTTATTCCAAAGTCGAAAGTTAGAGAATAACCTAAAGTGTCGTTACGGCTTTCTGCCTGAGGAACTCCAATATCAGCAACTTTCATTCGGTCATCTCCCTGTACTACAATCATCGAGGGAAGAGGAGCAAGGCCTACGTTATTGGGATCAAAGTTCAGTAGCTGAGAATAGAAGGGAGTGTTTTTATCTGTGCCTACATCGGCAGAGAAAGCTCCACCTTCCCAGTCTGCGCTAAAACGAGCACCTTGTCTGTCAAAGAGGTTCCAACCTTGTCCGACTGGATTTTTGACAGTGGCGTCCTGATATTGTGTAATGAAATCTATCTTTGTAGCAATGTTCGCTACGGAGGGTAAATTTATATGTGCTTCTGTGTTGTGAGAGCCGTAATTACCCGCACCGACTTTCATAGAGCCTTCGAGAAAACCAGTAGGCTTCTTCGTTATGAGGCTAAGAGCACCTCCTGAAGTATTACGTCCGAATAAAGTACCTTGTGGCCCTTTGAGAACTTCAATTCGTTCAATATCTAGTAAGGCTGCGTTGAGTCCGTGCTGGCGTCCGAGATATACGCCATCGATGTAAATGCCGACACCTTGTTCACGGGCGGGCTGATTTGCGTCTAAAGGTACGATACCGCGAATACCCACGGTGAGAGCTGTTTGGCGGGCCTCAAACGTGGCAACATTCAATCCGGGAACTGAGCCATCACCGAGGTCTAAGAGGGATTGAACGTGACGATCTTCGAGATTTTGTGCGGTCTCGACTGACATTGAGATGGGCGTGTCTTTGAGTTGCGTTTCTCTTTTAGTTGCGGTAACGACAATCTGTTCTATATCCTGTGAGTAACCTAGTACGGGTAATAACAATAATAATAATACGAATAACATAATATTCCCTCCTCCTTCTAAAATAATTTTTAGAGATTATATTATACCAAAAAATTGTGACAAAATTATGACAAGAGCATAAAAATTTTAGCGCCTTTTTCGAAGTAAAAAAACCCAAAGTTGCGCATGATGGTGTGCGTGTGCGCGGCTAAATGAGAATGAGTCTCATTACCGCCCCCC